TGGAAGGTGGAAAAATCGGCGCCGTCGCCGCGGGCGACATCAGCTACCATAAGATAATTGCACGTCGGATCAAACTCTTCCCAAATCCAAAAATTGCGGTCAAAGCCGGTTCTGTACTTTGGATCTTTGATGTTTGTTAGCAACCACTCCATGCATTCTGGATCAATGACGGTCTCACCGGATGTGTTGAAGTTGCACTCAAGCTCTTGTGCAATTTGACGTTTGGACATATTTTTGGTCTCTTTCTGGTACCAAACTCGATCCCTATCGGGGTGCACATCCCATGGCAGTGTCGTTAGGTGAAAGTTGTTGGCGCCGGCTTCTGAATCAGTGCAGGTTTTATGAAACCAGTTTCCAACGCCGTTAGGTGTTGATAGAGCAATACAGCGCCCACCAGTTGACAGCGTGGGATATAGGCCGGTCCACAGTTCCTCAAGGCCTTCAATATGTGCAGCCTCATCCAATACTAACAGAGACAGCGCTTCCGAACGACCAGCATCGCCAGAGGTTGAGGCAGCTTTAATTGATGATCCGTTGGAAAGCTCAAAAGATGTGCGGTTGTCTACTGTGATTGTCGCAATCTTCAACCAATCGGGAATATTGCGCATAATGTTCTTTACCTTCTTTACCAAGTTTCCCGCTGTTGCAAACTTGGTCGCCATGACAAGAATGGCTTTATCGCGATGAAAGAGCATCATCCAAACAATGTAGCCGGCCGTGATCGTAGAAATACCTAGCTGGCGCGCTTTTAGAATGACGTTGAAACGATAGTCGTTAAAATCTTTCAATAGGTCATCTTGAAATTGATACGTATCAAATAAAATAAGCCCGTGCATCGGGTGTGATATGCGGGCATAGGTATTTAAAAAGTAGGACGGATCTTTACCGCACTTTAATATTTCTTTGACTCGTTGCTTCTTGTCTAATTGAAAGCTCATACATCATTTGCTAAAACTGCTATTATTTTTTTTCGGGAATCGTCATCAAGAACGCCGGGCTCAGCATAAACTATATACGCGTCGTGCCCCTCATCTTCGGCCGCTTGGATTAAATCAAAATCCGACATATTTTGCAGCTTTTCTTTTTCTGACTCCAGATCTCTCTCTTCGCCAAGCACCTCGCGAATGAGGCCCATCAATCCCTCAAGATCTAATCCCTCTTCGAATCCGATCCGTTGACCCTGCTTCTGGCGTAAATCCAATTCTTCTCCGCCGTATGCTGTGGATGGTCCAGCATCTTCCGGCGGGGCTAGTCCGAGCGCTTCCGCAGCTAGGGTGAGAATATCGACGGCATCATTGTGCTCCACTCCCTGGAGAAGAGTCACGATGGTCTCCACCGGAGATTCTGATGCGGGTGCGGGTGCGGCCTGAATGTCCATTGTGTAGGTTTCGCCCTTGTCCTTGTCTTCCGGCTCTTTACGATGCGGGCGCGACATTGTGCGGGTGCTGCCGCCGGGTTCTTCTTCCTCTTCTTCACCCCTGTCGTATATGTGGGAGCCAGGATCCTCGCGGGGATCGTAATCTGGGTCATTCTTGATTCTACGTAGCAAATCCAACACATCGCCAGTGGCTTCTGTGATGCCTTCTTCCTCCAGGTATTCTTCAATAATAATCCGATAAAGATCGTTACGCGAGAGGTTCATTGTTATTCTCCCGAATTCTTGGGGCGTGTATCGTTGTCGGGGCGCTTGCCTTTCCATCCTCCAAGATCGAGGAATGAGCGCCAACTTTCTTCGACTCGATCTTTAGAGCCGGTTTCCAAGTTTGCCTCCTCGGAAATACCTCCGATCTTATAATGCTTTTTGGCTTGAACCCAAGTGCGAATACGAGAGGTGCTTTGTACCATCACATCAACTTCGCCTTCCTCAGTAAGAGTGACAGAGTTGCCGGTGAGCTTCTTATATTCCTTCTTAATCCAAGAAACAATATCAGTCAGACGCTGATCAACCTCGCCTTCAAAACCATTTCCATAGACTTCCTTTAGGCGGATATCAGACTGATAAGTGAGACACATCATGTCACCATAAATCTTGACATTAAATCCGTCCATCACGCGCTGGTCGATTAGAACATCTCCCTGCTCGCGGCGAAGGGCGCCCGTTTTCGTAGGGGATTCATCCTCACCCAACGCACCATCATATGCATTTGCAGCAGCCTGGTGCAGACCCTGTACAATATCGTAAATTGAATTATCTTTTTTAGCCATTATTTGGTCTCCATCCTTTTAACCATCTATCTTCTCTCCCAAAAACGTATTTATCGTAACAAGCGCCACAACATTGAAATTTAATGAGACAGACATCATCCATCGATTTCCTTGGAAAAGATCCGCAGACCGAGCACGATGTTAAAGATTCTCTATTAAGTAGTTTTTTTGACACCTTTATACCATTAATATCGATTTTCTCTTGGTACTCTTCGTTTTTCTTAATTTTTTGATAGAACTCTCGCATCTGGGAGAGGTATTCTTTTTCTTTCTCCTCGTCCCAATTTGCTCTAGGATTCGCTACGGCTTCAGAGCCATACTTTTCACTAATTGCCTTCTCGATTGCAGCGATATGATTTAAATCTTTATCTTTCATCAAATGCCTTATATGCTCCATAAGTTGCGGCAGACCCAAGCACAGCACCACCAATGAACCACCACATCTTATTTCGTGGAGAGGTCTTCTTGAGCGACTTTACGAGCGCAGCTATTTCCTTATCCTTCTGTGTAACAAACAGATCGTATTCGGCTATAGTTGCTTGGTGCTCCACTCTCAAAGTTTCTAGTTCGAGTTTGTGCTTCTCATTGGTCTTGTCCAATTCATATTGTACTTTAATATCGCACGCATGTGCAGCAATATCGTAACCAGATAATATCTCGGCTGTTGCTTGCTTGTTGAACAATACTCCCTCAAAGGGCGCGCATTGGTTTTTTCCAAGAATAGTGAACTGCGGCTCCTCGGCGGCTGCCGGTGCGGAGATTAGCAATAATAAATTAAGGAGCAACATACTCAAAACCAAATGTCTTCTTTATATCTTTAATTAGTCCCTTCTTGTCTTGACTAAACTTTCTTGCATAGTTGCGAGTTTTCTTTGCCTTTTCGTCTTCTAATTCTCGAAGGGTTAGCTCGTACTCTCTCTCTATGGATTCTAGCTCTTGCAGATAGTTCTCCATCAAAAGCTGTTTTTCATATAATTCTTTTTCGTGAAGCTCTTGTAAGCCCTTGATCTGAGCTTCTGTTGACTCAAGGCGTGTTTCGTACGCGTTCTCCATTAGATGGTAATCATATCGCGTCTTCAACGCCACAACGAGAAGAAGCAATACGATCAGTATTGCTTTCCAATTCTTCAATGCAAATTCTAATATCTGCTTCTTAATCATTGTATCCTCGCAATCTAGCGATGCCGTCGATAATCGTTTGGCCTCCGATGTAGATCGCTGAAATGACTACCCAATCTTCGCTGGTAACGTGTCCTGCGAATGTGAGTCCGGTTGCTGTTGCCCACACCATCAGCTTGCGTGATGTTAGCTTGGACAACCATGTATCAATAAATGCTTTTGTTTGTGCCATCATTTTTTACCTCTTATTTAATTTCACCTTTATCTCTCAGAACTTTTGCAACAATCGCATTGGCGCTTTCTTCGCTCTTTCCTTGGGTGCGTTGAATACATTTGGATTTTCCCTTAAATGTAGTATATTTTTCTGAAAAACAATTTTCCTTTTCTTCTCCAAGCTCACCTGAGCCCTCTTTGTCTGGTCAGGTTTCTTCTTCGCGTACCTGTAGGGCGTTTCGTAATTCATCTTGATTGTTTAGATGCTGGTGCTTCTCCCACACGTCCACTTGTTCCCCCGAAGATAGGTGCGGAAGCAGTTCTTTCACGTCATCAAGGGTCAGGTTTCCCTCGTGGCGGCCGCGATGAGGGCGAGGACCTAAGCCGGGATGGGGGGTGCCGTCGCGGCGATATTTTTGTTTCCTCCACGTTGGGATTTCATCTAACTTTTCAAGTTCATCTCTAATAATCTTCTGAAGGTTTTCAAAATAGGTCGGTGTATCCATTTCTGGATCGTATTCATAGCCGCCGCCGGTCTTTGACTTTCCGCCCTTGACGCTCCAATACTGACGTGACCCATATGGCCACGCAGATCGAACGGCAGCTTCAAGTTCAGTGTGATCAACTTTTTCTCCCTGGGCCATTGTCGCAAAGGCGCCCTGAACCAAGGCGACAGCTTTCACAATCTGATCCTGTTCCATTTGTGATGGCGCTTCGACATACTTGCTCGGATCGATGGGTTCACCCTGTCCGTGACGGCGCACTGGTAGATCTCTACCTAGATCGCTCTGCATTGACTGAAGAAGACCTATAACCCTGTGGTATGTCGGTTTCAAAAGTTGAGCGTACTTGTTACCCTTATTGGTGTGGCCGTCCAAGCTCTGTTGTTCACCCTTGAGCGTACGAATTAACATTGCAAGATCGTCCTCCCACTTACCAGTCAAGCTAAATTCGTGCGGTACACGCGGACCCATTGCATCTTCGCGTTCGTCGTCTTGAGGATCGCCGAATCCTGCCTTCATTGTGTCGGGCAGGCGTGCTTCTGCAATCTCTTCTTTAATAATCTCTTTAAGGCGGTCAAGTGTAATTTTCATTTTAAAGCTTTCCGGCCATCTTGGCGGCTACTGCAGGGTGTTCTTCTTTAAATCCTGCGATTGCTGCTCTGACGCTTTCCTCATCGCAAGGACCGTCATACCACTCATCAAAAAGCTCTACACCGTTAACTTTCTTGACGTGCTTTCCAACGCCGGCTTCTGCACAGACGCGCACAAATACATCCGAACAAGAGCATTTGACGGTGTGAGTTTCCGTGGGGGTTGTCTCTTCTGCAGTTACGACGGTGGCCTTCTTAGAGAAGAGTGATGTTAATTTATTCCATAAATTCATTTTTATAATTCCTTTTAAAATTCTATCTCAGTATCGCTGGCGGGCTCTTCAACCTCTGGCGGTAACTGCTGTTTACCCACGCCTGAGCCAAGCTGTGATCTATTAAAATCAATTAGCTCGTCGGCAAGGGGTTTAAGATCATCAGGCAAATTTTTATAAGCGTCGATCACATGGCGCTCTTGGGAGTGGAGATCCCGCACCAGAAGAACATCTTTGGCAGCATCTACTATTTGTTGTTGATTCGGATGATCGGCAAGAATATC